ACCGTTCTAATGCAAACCGTTTCTCTAGCCACTCTCCGATCTCCCTATAGGTATCGGCTTTGCAGACTTTCCACGTTAGTTCGGCTGTTAGTTTGGCTTGTTGTTCTAATAGCGAATTAAATGATTCCATAATTTTCCCCCCTTCCTATTTCGCAATTATTACAGTATCCCCCCTGGCAGAATATATTACCTTGATATATACACCATTCACCCTTGTGATTCGCCATTTGGTATCGTGCCTCCAGTTCCTCCACATTACCATAGGCACACGTGTAGAAACTTACTGGTATCTCAGGGTGGCTATCTCGATTATGCTCATAATTGTCATAGATATGCTCATAAATGTCATAGATTGGATTATTCATTAGTTGCCTCCATTGAGGTAGTGTACCCGTTCTGAGGCTTTGTATTTTTCGTCATGGTCGCTATCTGGTATCCATTCGCCATTGGGATTGTAATACCCAACAGTCCACAAGTTTGGTTCACTTTTAATATAAACCCACATTATCCTCCTCCCTTTAGAATTTGTCTTACCCTCTCGTAACTTATGCCGAAGATGACACCAAGTTCCCTCAAGGTTAGTTCAGGATTCCTCAAGACAAACTCTCTTAGTTCCTTATTTCGTTTCTTCTTATCCCTCATTTTATATGCCATAAGATACCTTAGCATATTTACAAGACCTTGTCAAGTACACGGTTTCTATGCATCCACCCACCCACCCAACAGGCAGCCCCAAAGGCAACTTCATTATTAACTATCGTCATTGAGCCATATTTGGATTCCAGGAAATCGTGATACATCTCACCCTGGTGATCCTGGTCTGTTTTTAACACAGTCAAGCATAACTTCTCGACATCGCCATCATCGTGTATCATTATTCACCATCCCTTAGGGAATTGAGAGCATCATTGGCTAACCCCTTCATATCATCTATGGTATTAGAGGCATGTGTTAATGGGTCAATGCTAAATTTCCCCATCCCTTTAGAAATCTCCGTTAGAGTCTCAACCAGCTTCTCATAGTTATTACAGGCTTTGAGTAGGAATCTCCCATTTCCGGGGTTATTCCCAATGGCTACGGGTTCTTCCGCAAGAGATTCCAGCAAATATGTGCCGCTATCCAGCACTTCTAATTTATACGGTGTCTCTGTATGTTTCATAATAACTCCTTTAAATCTTTTCCGTTTATCCCTAATTGTTTGCAGAAATCTAATAACGCAATTTCTCCGCCCTCGATACCTACACAATGGTCATACCATCCGAATAGATAAAGCGCTTTACGTCTCTTTATATACTCTACTTGTATCCCTGAACGTTCATCACCTAACTGTATGAATTTTGGTAAACCCATTTTACATATCTCCTATCTTTTTATTGCCCTGTAATTTAATCTTGAGTTGCAGCAGTTTGCAGATCTGATTCATTGTTCCCTGAAGTGAAATGACTTGTGTTTTCATTTCAAGCACCATAACATCGTTAATACTGTTTGTCCCCGGTATTCTACCAAAACTCTACGGCGGTAACAGTATTTAATTACTCTCACAGGTGTCCCAAGTGGGATTATACTGCCAAAGATTTCATTCCATTTGTCGCCTTTGAATACTTTCATTTCATCTCCTTATTAATATAGACTCTAAGGCATTCTGGGCAGATTATCCTATCGTATCCTGGAAACGCTGAGACGTGCTTGTGAGAGTTAGGACATATCTTGAGACTTGGATACGCATTTAGTCTGATAGGATTGCCCGGTATGTATCTCTCTGATAGAAAAGCGTTCATTTCCTCAGCCTCCATAATAAATGTATAACGAATCTGTGTAACCGTTCCAGGATAGTGTATGATCTCAACACTCTATAGAATGTAGGTCTCTTCTCAAGGCTTGATTTCATTTGACTTCCTTTGTATAGTCACAAATGTTTTTATTAGTAAACATCTCACTAAACGAATACCGGTGTGACCATTGGGCTTTTCCCTTATACAACTGTTTACCACACCTAGGGCATTTCATAATATCCCCTCCTTAGAGCTTAACCGCTCTCGAATCAAGGCGACCGGCTCGCCTATCATCGGCAATGGTTAATCTCCTGGTATTATTGTTCTTCGGAATGTCCCCACCCCAGAGAAGTAAACCTTCCAGGTTTCTCTATATGGAGGGTAATCATCCTTACCTACAAACTCTATAAGATTCGCCATCCCTTCAAATTCACCCCCATTCTCAATTCTTACCCGTTGCCCCTTTTTATAATAGATTGGTTTCATTTCCCTTCCCTCCTTTATTTATCTACTCTCATAATAACAGGTATTAACCACTAGTTCAAACCCGCTGACAGCCAACTACAGCAACTTACAACGGTTTACAACGGTTTACAACAATAACTTACACATGGAACCTCTCCCCACCTCACTATCTTATACTATTTCATTATTTAGCCCTAACCCCTTGCTTTTCTAATGTGTTTGTGCTATAATAAACATTGTTATAATCAATATATAGTATGCACGTTAAATAATAAACACAAGGGGTAGTATGAGCCAATGGACTGAACGGTTTCTTTGCGATGACTATGAGAAGGCTAGACAGAATAGGGAAATGGTAGCCCGGAAGCGCTCTATTTGTACCGGTATCCAAGTGGAAAGCACACTCACAGGGATGACCTTGAATAGGATATTACCGAAGTGGTCATTGGGAGTAAAGTACCCCACAGCAAGCTGTGGGGCATTACGGGAAGGGGAGCCGCCTCACCCCAAATTACGGACGAGGCCGCCTTCATCCCGCCAGCAAGCTGACGGGTATTCAGCGGTGATTTTTATAAGGGGATTATATCATAATCTTCCATCAGAAGACGATGATCCTTTATGGGAAAATGTCAGAAAAATACGAGAGGATAAGATGGAGGATGTGGTACAATAGTGCGGAAATACATCTGGATTGATGTTGGCTGTGATGACCTCCAAAGAGCGGCTCGAAACCGTGAGATAATAACTCAAAAACTTTATGTCTGGGCTTATGTCCAGGTAGAGAATTGGCTGGCTGCTAATCCTAAGGGGTACATCCCAGATAGTGTCTATACTGAGGGTTTTGTTTATGATCCCGTACAATCAGGACGAAAGGGGGGATTAGCTACAGTTGCCAAAATGACACCAGAAGAAAGGAGTGAATTAGCTCGGAAAGGCGGCTTGGCTAGTGCTGCCAAAAAGACACCTCAAGAACGCAGTGAATCTGCCAAGAACGCAGTAAATGCTCGTATAATAAAATATAATCAAAAGCGTTTATCGCACTGAGGGTCTGTATAATATATAGTGGAGGGTTAGAAACATTGACAACCTCTTTTATACCCGGCAGCCTTACAAAGGATAACGCCGGGCCACTAAATATTCCATAAAATGAACGATTACTGGGGCTAATCCTTACTTAGCTGGTAAGGATGACAAAGGGATTTCCGCAATCCCTGCCCCGGCAGTAGTAAAAGCGGAATAACGTGAGCGGAGATGTTATCATGAAAAATTACTTTAGAGTACCAAATGAAATATTTAATAAACCACTAACCACCACCGAAAAAATGGTACTGATATATATTTACAGGTGTACCAATAATAAAGTCTTCTCACCATCATATACAACTATCGCTGATAAATGTTCAATCACCCGGCGATCCGCTATTAGAATAATAAATAGTTTAATAGAAAAGGGTGAAATAATTAAAGATAAAAAACACCGGGAATTCAATACTTATATGGTGTCTTCATGTCACCACCCTAGTGACAAATAAGCACCACCATAAAGAACATATATAAAGAAATAATAAATAACTATATAAATATATATATATAAATATAATATATGTAAAACTACGCTACGCTTTAGAGGCTACGCTACGTTTTACTCAAAGAAATAATGATAATAGAAACAATATCTATTTCAAAGATAAATCCGGCGCCTTATAACCCCCGCAAGGACTTAAAGCCATCCGACCCCGAATACCTAAAGCTCGCTAAGTCTATGAAAGAGGTCGAGGTATCTATTGTTGACCTGTCGGATACCAAAGAGAAAGCTCTTAACATAGCCCTTAACAAGATTTCAGGCGAATGGGATTTACCACTACTTAAAGACTTACTCCAGGAGCTGGACACTGGCGACTTCGATATTGAGATTACAGGTTTCGATGATAAGGAGATTGAGGACTTAGTTAATCAATTACATCAGCCAGTAGAGGGACTAACCGACGATGACGCTGTACCGGAAGCGACTGAAGCCATTTGTAGGCGGGGAGACCTCTGGAAACTAGGCAATCATAGACTCTTATGCGGGGATGCCACTAAGAAAGAGGATGTGGAGAAACTGATGCAGGGCGAGAAGGCTGATATGGTGTTTACCGACCCGCCGTATGGAGTAGGATATGATGGTGGTGTTCAAACGAAGAGGCAGCGATTAGTAGGCGATGAAAATACTGATTTATATGAACCCTGTTGTATGATGGCTTACAAGTTTTCAGTTAAAGAAGCATCACTCTATTTATGGCACGCTGGAATTAAGGGAATTGCAGCCGCAGCCGCAGCCGCAGCCGCAGGATATGAGATAAGATGTGAGATTGTTTGGAACAAGAATCAGGCACAATATGGGGCTTTGAGTGCTCAGTATAAACAGAAACACGAACCCTGCTATTATTGCTTCAAGAAAGGGGCTACAGTAAATTGGTGTGGTGATACAAGGCAGGTTACCGTTTGGGATTTAGATAGGGAATCCAAGAATGAATACCATCCAACACAAAAACCAGTTGCACTAGCAGAGAAGGCGATTGGGAATCATCAAACATCTATTATCCTCGACCTCTTCGGTGGCTCAGGCTCCACACTTATAGCCTGTGAGAAGTTATCACGCAAATGCCGGATGATGGAAATAGACGAGCATTATTGTGATGTAATAATCAAACGATGGGAAGACTTCACGGGTAAGAAAGCGGAGTTAATCAATGGCTAAAAATGCTGATAAACAGCGAATTGTAGGAATACCGTTTGTTAAGGGCATTTCCGGCAATCCGAAAGGTCGCCCACGTAAGGAAGTTTGCATAACGTCATGGTTAAAAGAGTTTGCAGATAAGTCAATAACAGCGCCAATAGACGCCAAGAATCTTACTTATGCCCAGGCAGCCGCACTATCTGCCTGGAAGGCAGCCGCTAAGGGTGATCTCCCAGAATATAACTTTATCATCGAGAGAATCGAAGGCAAGGCAGTTACTCAAGTGGATTTAACGAGTAAGGGCGAGCAGTTGAGGGGTCCTGCGGTCTATAACATCATTAACCCCGATACTAAGGTACTCATAGAGAGGTTAGAAAATAGTGGAAGGCCGCAATCTGACACAGATATTTCACCAGAATCTAAACAACTATCTCAATCCCAAAATACGCCGCAGCCTTAACGAAGGCGGCACAGCATCCAGCAAGACCTACTCTATCCTCCAGGTATTAGACGAGATTGCCAAAAAGTCGGAACCGCCATTATTGATATCGGTAGTATCCGAGTCCATGCCCCATCTTAAAAAGGGGTGTATCAAAGATTTCAGAGATATTCTTGGAGACGAATTCGATGATAAGAGGTTCAACAAAACCGAGGCGCAATACCACTATGATAGGTCAATTATAGAGTTCTTTGGAGCTGACGAATCGGCAAAGGTACGTGGACCTAGGCGGAACATCCTCTACATTAACGAAGGCAATAATGTACCCTGGGAGACGGCCAGGGGATTAGACGTTAGAACTTCTGACTTCACCTTTGTGGACTGGAATCCTGTTAGTTCGTTCTGGGCGCACGAGCACTGGTTGACCAGACCTGACACGGCTTATATCCACTCGACTTATCTTGACGTGAAATGGGTACTCCTTCCCTCCGTTGTTGCTAATATTGAATCATATCGTGCAACCGACCCGAACTGGTGGAATATTTACGGACTAGGACGTATAGGAAAGGTCGAGGGATTAGTCTATCCACTCTTTGAGCAATGCGATGAACTTCCTAAGGGTGACAGGTTTCACGGGCTTGATTATGGCTACACCAATGACCCGACTTGCCTGACTGCTAATGTAATAATCGGCGATAATCTCTACAGTAAAGAACTAATTTACGAGACTGGATTAACTAATGACATGATAGCTCACCGGATGGATGAACTTGGTGTCCGGCGCAATTATGATGAGATATTTGATGATGCTGCTGAGCCGAAGTCAAATGCTGAACTGCGGCAAAGAGGATTCAATGTTAAGCCGGCACCTAAAGGACAGGGTTCCGTAGAGTACGGTCATCAAAGAGTCAGGCAATACAAACACTTCTGGACAAAGGACTCCTTAAATTGTATTAAGGAGCAGAGAAACTACAGGTATATTCAAGACAAGAACGGGAAACTAACAGAGAAAACCACGCACAACTTTTCTCATGGGATGGACTCAAGACGTTATGGCGTAGTGGGGAAATTAGAACCGGTTGAAAAAGAAAGCATAGTGATATTTGACAGTATGAAGGCGTTCGGACTAGATAGGATATAGGAGTCATAATGGCTGATACATTATTTGAGTTTGACCAGATATTAAAAGAAGCTACATCTCAAGTCGAGGACATTCTTAAATTAGAGGATTCCGGCTGGATTAATCTTTCAACAAATACGGGAGAGATTATCCCTGCCAATCAACGCAAAGCCACAATTCAAGAAGCCCGCCTTTATGCACTCAAAGACCCTCTGGCACATCGGGCGGTTTCCTTAATGACCGATTACGCTTTCGGTACAGGTATATCCTGGAATGCGGAAGATACTAAAACCGATAGCATTCTAACTGATTTGTGGTATTCCCCTAATAACAAGCCACTCTTTTCATCTAAGGGTCAGCGCAAGTCATCTGATAAACTCCTGGTAGATGGCGAGGTTTTCTTTGCTGTGTTTCTGGGCAAAGAAACGACAATAAGGCGAATTGACCCATTAGAGATAACTGAGTTTATCACAGACCCCGATGATATAGAAAACGTCAGATTTTACAAGAGGGAATGGATTGATGCACAGAGTAAATCCCATGTAGATTATTACAGATCATTTGTCAATCTTAAAAATGAGGGCTGTCAGGATTCTCTGGGGGCAAGTCATCAAAAAACACAGGATGCTTTGGTCTATCATCTGGCGATTAACGACCTCGCACAAAGAGGCAACTCTTATCTCCTGCCTGCGTTAGAATGGATTAAGCTATACCGGAAATTCCTGGCTTCCCGGGTGGCCGTCATGTTAGCATTGGCAAGATTCGCATGGAAGGTCAAAGTTCAAGGCGGCGCTACGGCAGTTAATGCTACAAAAGCAGTTTATCACGAAGAAGAAATCAAAGCGGGTTCGACTTCAATAGAGAACGCAGGCGCAGACTTACAGCCTATTAGAACAGACTCAGGGGCAAGCGGAGCATATCAAGATGGACGGCAACTTAAACTTCAGGTATCTGCGGCAACGGGATTCCCGGAACAGTATTTTGGTGATATATCTATAGGAAATCTGGCTACAGCGAAAACGGTAGAATTGCCGGTGCAGAAGATGTGCGAAAGCTATCAGTCTATTTGGGCGGATACTTATGACGATCTATTTCAATTAATCCTAACCCATAATGGAGTACCCGAAGATAAGCAATATGTGGATTTGGACTTCCCTAAGATTTCAGAGGAAGCGGCGGCAAGCGTATCTCAGTCTATTATGCAAATGGTACAGACATTCCCTCAGTTTGCTAATTCTACGGACGTTATGCAACAGGCTTTGCTTACGTTGGGGGTTAAGAATGTTAACGAGGTATTAGACCAGATAAGCAAAGAGAGCAAATCTGACCCTAATGTGGCTTTGAGTAAGGCATTAAGGTCATTCAGAGAGACTATTAAGGGGTAGACAATGGAATGTCCTGATTGTAGGGGAAATGGCTATATCGAATATCATCACGGCTTGGTTAGATTACACTGTAAGAAATGCAAGGGGACTGGAGTCTATGAGCAATCTTTTGAACGAACTGGACAAGACAATCCGATTATTGGAGGCGGAGATTCCCGCAAACCCATCAGCACCCCAAAACGAGCCTATCGAAAAAGGACTTCAAAAAAGTCTTAAAGATTACTTCAAGGGATTAGAGAACGCTTTTGATTGGAATGCCTTAGAGCAGATTTATTATAGGAATGTTAAACAGGATTAGGTTGAAAGAAAAGCCCCCCCTATACCATCCTTTGTATTATCGCCTAATTCTCCAGCTTCAACATCAAAGATGACAGCTTCATTTAACACCATTTCACGCCCAATTCTAGATTTTAATACTTCCTTGTCTATAAGTATCTCTTCCTTACCATTAGGGAAAGTTCCGACTTGTTTATAGTGAAGTGAGATTGTGTCATTTGGCATAACATGGAGAGTATGGATTTTCTTCCTAGATATGATTTTCATTGTTTACCTCCATAATTATAATAATACAATCAAGGGGATTTGTCAAGAATGAGTTTACCAGAAGATATTAATGAGTTCCTCGACCCGATACTGGCTTCATTCAATGATAATCTCGCATTTAGATTGCAGGGTCATTTGGCAACTGCTTACCTTCGTGGCTCAGCTCAGATGATTTCGTGGGGTAGAACTAAATTAGAGGCTAAGCCGATATTCTTCGAGGGACCGCCCATGCGTCAGGCTATAAATTATGCACAGAAACATATTTCAAAAGCTAAACTTGTTGATGGTATTACAGCGGAAACCAAAACTAGATTATCGGAAATCATTTCGGATGGCATAAAGAACAAACGGGGCATAGATGGTATTGCCAGAGATTTGCGGATGGAGCTTGGCTGGCAGGATTCTAAAAGACTATCGGAAATTAAGGGTATAACTTTACGAGATAGGTCTATAATGATTTCACAGACTGAATCGGCGGACGCATTAGAGCAATCCTTTATGGACAGGTCAAAGGATATGGGAGTCACGGGTAAAGAATGGATAGTAACTGCACCATGCGAGATATGCGCTGCTAATGCCAATGTGGTAATACCGATAAACGACTTATTCCCAAGCGGTGATTTAAGACCACCAGCACATCCTCGGTGCCGCTGTGCGCTTGCACCCGTGATGCTATGAATAAACGACACGACTTAGAAAATAGGGAGGAATCTTATGAGTGGTTATCTGAAATGCAAAGAATGCGGCAGATTGATTATTTATATGGAAGATGATGGGATTATGAAAACAAGGAATGTGGTGGTTGGTAATGTTCAAAGTGATATTAAAGGCAACACACCACAAGATGGCGATGTATTCCGGCTCACTTGCAGATGTGGTTTTGAGATTATAGAGGCTACTAACGATTATTTAATAGGGGTTGAGTAAAAACATGCCATATACAGTTACTAACCCGCCCGATGCTATTAAAGGTTTGCCCAAGCATCTTATAGAAATATGGGTAGCTGCTTTCAATTCAGCTTTCAAGCAATATGACGGCGATGAGGGTAAATCCGCCGGTACAGCTTGGGCGGCTGTAAAGACTAAATACAAGAAAAACGAACAAGGCGAGTGGGTCGCCAAAGAATCGGAGGTGCCTATGAATGATTTGCAATCTAAATATGCTGAGATAATTCAAGAACAGGGAAAGCGTAATGCCGGGTCTGATTCGGCTAGGATTAAAAAGATTATGGAGTTGTGTCAGGAACTTCTATCTAGTGAGCCAGACGAGGAGAAAACCAAAGAGGCACTCATAGAAGCGGATGCCGTCCTGACGCTCTTAAAGGACAAGGAGGCCATGAAAGTAGAAGATGGCGTACAATTCCCCTCTTCCGCTTATGCCTATGCTCCTGACGCAGAGAAGCCTTCAGAATGGAAGTTGAAATTATGGGAAAATCCCACTGATAAGGTTACTAGAAAACAGTTAGGGATTGCCAGTGCTGCCCTTTCACCTGGCGGATTTAGAGGGCAGAGAGTTGATATTTTGAAAGAGGATTTATCTGCTGTTAAACGTAAGATACGAACTGAATATAGAAAACTAGATGTGGGGGATGAAGATATGCCCAAATGGGTTAAGGAATTAGAGACAAGGCACATATTAGCAAATTATGTCAGTCTGGAAGAGGCAAGTATAGGCTCAAAAGGGATTGCCAGGGTCGTAATTATCAAGCCAGGTTTTGGGAATCCAGTTAATAATAACTACTATCCTACTGAGACCCTTTCAAGGGACTTTGCAGCCTTTGAGGGTGCGAAGATGTATGCCGATCACCAGACAGAAGAAGAGGAAAAACAACGTCCCGAAGGGTCGATACGGCAATGGGTGGCAAGCCTGAAGAATGTTAGATTCGAGGAGGGCGTGGGCATAGTCGGCGATGCTGTAATAGTTGAACCCTGGTTACAACAGAAGCTGGCCACATTGAGAGATCAGAAACTATTAGGTGAAATGGGTATCTCAATCAGGGCAGCAGGTGTCGGGACTAAGGGCAAGATAGACGGCAAGGCGACCACTGTTATCG